CGATGAAATGATAGAGAACTTTGACAATAACTATCACGGTATCGACTTTGGTTTTGCTCAAGACCCGTTTGTGTATACCAAATTACACTATGACATCAAGCATGATTGTATTTACATTTACGATGAAGTTTATAGTACAAGGCTCAAAAACTCGATGGCATACGAGAAAATCAAAGATAAAGTAGGCACGAGTGTAGTATGGGCCGATAATGCTGAACCAAAATCCATAGCAGAGCTTGCTGATATGGGCTTGCGCATTTATGGCGTTAAGAAGGGGCCTGATAGCCGTGAATTTAGTATTAAATGGCTATCAGACCGTCACAAGATTTACATTGACAAACAAAGATGTCCGAACGCATACAGAGAATTCACGATGTACGAGTACGACCAGGATAAGCACGGCAATTTCATTAGTGCCTATCCTAAGCGCAACGATCATACGATTGATTCGGTGCGGTATTCGTTGCGTAGTGAAATGGATGCGAACAAATTTAGTTGGTAGGAGGTGATAGAGTGGACTTAGGACAATTATGGGATGCCATCATAAAAGGCAATGCAGGTATAAGCGATAAAGAGTTTGTACGCCGTGAATTACAGCGATTCATGAACTCAAAAGAACGCAAGAATATCATGACTGGACGCAAGTATTATGAGGGCATCCACGATATTATTAATAAAAAGCGAACGATGCATATCGAAAATGTGGCTATTACTAATAGTAACAAAACAGAGCTTCCTTTAAATCTTCCTAACAATCAACTAGTGGATAACAAGTTTGATGACCTTGTAGACCAAAAGGTAAACTACCTATTTGGTAACCCAATGGAGGTTAAAGCGGATGATGAGGGATTAATTGACCTATTAGGCAAGAAGTTCCACAGACAGCTATTAAACGTTGCCAAAGATGCTTATATTGGTGGTAAAGGGTACTTACATCCTTACATTGATAGTAAAAATGAACTGGCATTTAAACGCTTCAAGCCAGAGAATGTCATACCGTATTGGCGAGATGAAGAACATAACCAATTGAATGCATTCATTTACTTTTACGATGTTGAACAATACCACCTGTTAGAAAAGACACATATAGTTCAATATGTGGAATTTCATAAGCCTAACGGGGTTATGTACTTCATTTACAACAATGGCACGCTAACGGTAAACACGGATAAGAAAACAACCAATTACATTACCTATGAGGGTAAGGAGTACAATTGGCCTTCTGTTCCACTGTTAGTGTTCAAGGCGAATTCTATCGAGCAACCATTGATTAATCGTGTGAAATGCTTACAAGACGCATTGAACGAAATGTACTCAATGTTCCTAGACAGAATGCAAGAAGACCCAAGGGAAACCTTGTTGGTGTTGAGAAACTATGACGGCACAGACCTAGCAGAATTCAGACGTATGTTAGCTAAATATGGAGCGGTGAAAGTCAGAGATGATGGCGGTATTGAAACCTTGAATATAGAGGTAAATGCCACTAATTATGATTTCATCACACAAGCACTAAAACGTTCTATCATTGAGAATGGTCGAGGGTTTGATGCCAAGGATGACCGCATGGCCAACAATCCTAATCAGATGAATATTTCATCCATGTACAGCGACATCGACCTCGATGCGAACCAAATTGAGGTGGAATTTCAAGCCACCTTAGAACAGCTAGTAGAGTTTTATCGAGCATACCGTGGTATAAGCAATGCAACAGCCCCTAAGGATGTAGAGTTTATCTTTAACCGAATGACACCAGTTAATGAGGGCGAGGTAATCAACAACTGTAAGGCAAGTATTGGCATTCTATCTAATGAAACGATCGTGGCTAACCATCCATGGACGGTTAACACGGCGGAAGAATTGGAGCGATTGCAGCAAGAACGATTGCAGATGATGCAAGAGATGGCGTTACAGGATTACATAGCGGGCGGTGATGACGATCAACCAGAAGAATAAGGAATATTGGGCTAAGCGGTACGAATTGCTAAAAGATGAAGCTATGCAAGGTGCTGATATGACAGTTGAGGAATTATCAGCTAACTTTGATAGAACACTTAGGCGCTTAACGGTGGAAATAGAGAGTTGGTACAAACGGTACGCCACAGAAAACGGCATCGCCTTAGAAGAGGCAAGGAAACAACTCAACAAAAGAGAGCTAGCTGACTTCAAGATGACACTTGAGGAATACATCGAGCAAGCTAAACGAGAAGACTTATCCAAGGAACATCAACGCATGCTTGAGAATGCATCTATACGTGCTCGATTGGATAGAACACAAGCGCTTTACATCAGTGTTGTACATGAGATTGAACGCCTATCTAAGGCGGAAGATGACAGCCTAAGCCAATTGCTTAGGGACACATACGAAACCACCACATATAAGACGGCTCACCTTACGCAAACGGTGTTAGGTGAGTATAACATCGTTCCCAAGGTATCCAAGGATGTGGTGGACGTGGTGATTAAAAAGCCATGGGCGCCAGATGGTAAAGATTTTAGTGGTCGTATATGGGATGACCGTACAAAGTTAGTTCAGACCATTCAAAACGATTTCGTTCAATCGGTGTTGGCGGGCGATGGCATGGCGAAGATGACGGAGAACCTTGCTACACGGATGAATGTTTCACAATCGAATGCAAGGCGACTAGTGGAGACAGAAACGGCTAGGATATATGAAGAAGCTTTCACCAATAACATGAATGATATTGGAGTTGAAAAGCTAGAGATTCTAGCGACACTGGACCGCAATACCTCGAAGATATGCCAACGCATGGACGGAAAGATTGTACCAATTAAAGATGCTAAGCCAGGCGTGACGATTCCGCCTTTCCATTGTCACTGCAGAAGCACCACGATTCCCTATTTCGATGATTTGGAAATAAAAGGGGAAACAAGGGCAAGCCGTGGCGAAGGTGGTAAAGGCAAGAGCGAGCAAGTAGACGGTGAATTGAAGTACGATGAATGGTACTCAAAATATGTGAAATGAAGTGAGTTCAATGTGTGATTTCATCACGATTTTACAAATAATCCAAGTGCTATACTTGATATATCTTGGATTTGCACTGTATCACATTAATAACAATCAAAAATAATAGCACTCTAGGCATTGCCTAAGGGTGCTTTTATTATGCCATTTTGGTATTGTTGGGCGAAAACTAACAAGCTCACATGGAGTGGTGTTGCACTCGAAAATAAAGCGAAGTGGAAAGGAGTCATAACAATGACAAAGGAAGAGTTAAAGACTTTAGGTCTCAATGATGAGCAAATTGAAAAGGTAGTGGAAGATTACGGCAAGAACTACGTTGCCAAGTCTCAATTTAATCAAAAAAATGAGGAACTAAAGCAAGCCAAGGAATCATTAACTACGATGCAGTCCGACATGGACGCATTGAAAAAGACCAATGCTGACAATGCAGAATTAGCCAAGCAAATTGACGAAATGAAAGCTGCTCAAGTCAAACGAGATGAAGAGTACACAGCTCAAATTCACAAGATGGAGGTAGACGGCATCGTAGAACGTACACTAATGACTTTCAAGGCGAAAAATGGAAAAGCCGTTCGAGCTTTACTCGATTTAGAAGACGTAAAACTCAAAGACGGCACTATTAAAGGATTAGATGACCAACTGACTAAGTTGAAGGAATCTGATCCTTATTTATTTGAGTCCGAAAGTAAACCGACTGGAGTCACACCAGGTGAGCCACATGGTGGTCAAGGCTCCACAGGAATTACTCAAGAACAGTTCAACAAAATGGGGTACTTACAGCGAGCAAAACTCAAAGAAGATGACCCAAATGCTTATTCAGAATTTACAAACGGAGGTAACGAATAATGCCACAAGGAACAACAAAATTAGAACAAATGATTAAACCAGAGGTTATGGCAGATATGATTTCTGCTAACTTACCTAAGGCGATTAAATTCACAAATATTTTAGCGCTTAACACAACTCTTGAAGGACAACCTGGTAACACTGTAACAGTACCATCCTTTAAGTACATCGGTTCCGCAAAAGACGTAGAAGAGGGCGCAGCAATTGACCTTGCTCAATTAACAACATCCGTCGAAAAATTCACTATTAAAAAAGCTGGTATTGGCGTGAAAATCACGGATGAAGCGGTGTTATCTGGTTACGGCGACCCAATTGGTGAAGCGGTTAAACAATTAGGGATGTCTATTGCTGACAAAATCGAGGATGACGTTATTGCGACGTTGAAAACAACAACTTTAGAAGTAACATCCGCAAATCAAATCTCTTATGAGGGCATTGTGAATGGGGTTGACAAATTCGCAGAGGAATCCGACGTGCCTAAGGTGTTATTCATTCACCCTGAGCAACTAACTCAAATTCGTAAGTCCGCTGATTTTATCGACAAAAACAAATACGGTGGTGACTTGATGATGACAGGCGCTATCGGTTCTATTTGTGGAGTTGAAGTTGTTGTATCTCGCCGAGTGCCAAAAGATGGTGCTAACTTCACTAACTTCATGGTACAAATGGCGCCTAACAGCGGTGAAGGCACGCCAACATTGCCAGCGGGATCCTTGTATTTAAAACGAAACGTACAAGTAGAATCCGATCGT